TTTTTTTCTTCGGAAAAAAGCAAAAGAAGAAAACAAAGGAAAATAACAAGAAAAACCCATGCGCTGACAATATAGGAATTGAAAAAGCGAAAGTTGGTTCTAAAGTTTCAACCCCCAAAGAACCTTCCTAACAAACGGGGCGGGTTTATTTCCTCAAACCAAGGTCACGTTCATGCCAACGTGAAAGCGCCAACTCTGAGTGTTGACAGACTCTTTTCCAGTCTAGCTTTCCAAAAGGGCTTCAGCACTCAAGGATTCTTTTCCTTTGAGCTGCATGGACCTGAGCAGATGATTCTTTGCTCTAGCTATCACTTTCTTCTCCTCAGGGTTCAGATGACGTATATCAAGTCCATCTGTAACATCCAGTGCAACCCAGGGTGCATTGCCAGCCAGAACAGGATTTGATTTCACCAACCAGCTTTGAGCATCAGGCTGTAGCTCTTTGAAGTACCTAACTATATCAGTTGCAAATGCTTCACCACATTGCCTCCAAGTCATGTTTTCGAAAAGGTTGTTGGGAGACGATTGATAAAGATACTTAAAGGTCCTTGCAACCTCAGCCGGGTTAAACCTTATAGTGGTACTTCCAACGGGTGCTCCATAGTCTATGGTGTAATTAGTTCCGACACTTGAATATGAAGTGGCAGGTGAAAATCCCTCTTCAGCGAGAATACCAAAAGCATGTGCAGCAAAATCACTCATTATCCTACCATATGTCACGCTTTCAGCATCCGTGAAATTCTGAGGGGTGTTTGCATTCCCTAGATTCTGAAAACTGCCCTTCATTGTTGACACCCAATAATTCCTCAGAAGTGTCCTTCTTCTCATTTTCCTCATTCTCACGCCATAAGCTTCTCCCTGGAACCCTTCTTGATTGTTTATCCAATCTTGCAACGCTTGATTCGCAGCAGCTTCTGCGGTGGCCATTCTCCCTGATGTAACTCTGTGAGTCTGATGATTCAGAGGGAGCGACAGCCGAACTATCCAGAAAGTTCTCAAAAATTCTTCGTTCATCAATGTCACTAGTGCTTGACCTAAATTTGCATACATCTTTTGAGCCGGATCCAAGCTCAGATGATATACAATAATCCCTATAAAAACTGGGTCCACGTTTCTTCCATGGGCACATAAAGCTCCTCCTTCCCTCATGCAACTCTCTGTTTGATTCAACTCCAGCATTTGATATGAGACCTGAAATTCTGGCCTCCTCCATTTGGGAGATGGTTCTATCTTCTTCATCTTCAAACAGAATACGAGTTCCATGCACCTCCTGGATAGTGTTTCCAATGGCTCCTTTTCTCCCTGGGACTCCAAGTCTATGGTGACAATTGAAGACATTAGACATCCTGTAAATTGATCCGATTTCAATGGAAAAAGGACAAGATCCATGTATATACTGCACGTTTTCAAAAGTGAAGAAAATTTGACAGGCTCTATCCAACACCTCATCATTGATATCAAATACAGCATTAGGTGCAACGATGAAATGAGCGGGCCCATTTGATATATCAAATCCAAAGGAATGAATAATTCCATTCTTCCCGACCCTTCTTCCATCAACAAGCATACACTTTCCCTTGCATGTTTCTTTTGAATAGTACCCAAGCTTGTGTATGCTAATGACAATTGCTCCAATGTTAACCTTTGAGTACTTTTTCTTGCCTCTTTCCTCAGCAAGCACATTTGGCTCAAGTATTGGAACACCTTGAATGATTCTTGAAGATTCTCCTTTGACCCTGATTGATATGGAGCTTTCAGAGGTCTGTGCACTGTCGACCTTATCATTCTTTGAATAGCCTCCATCTGAGTAGACGTCTGATATTCCAATGCATTTAACATTCTTTTGTCCTCCATCGAACTTGTCAATGAACGATTTTGAGTTGACAATTTGCATGAGAAGCAGAACCTTTTGTTTTCCTTAAATTTAATAAGGCTCAGACCCTTAAGCAAGCTTTTGTGTTTATGCACCAATCTGACACAGCAATAGTGAGCAACAAAATCTTTTTCAGAAAAACATTTACTTAGTCTCTCACCTAAACTGTAGGCATAGCTGCATTCCAGATAATAACTATCAATGACATCAACAAGCCTCCCTTTTTCTATTGCTATTAAAAACCTTTCAAGTATCAATTCTGGTTTCTTATATATACCAAATGGGGTTAATCTCCAACCACAAAAGGTTGGTTCATTGGTTATCATTGCCTTGGCTTTTAAAGATAGCCTCTTCAAGATGTGATCAAACTTGCCATCTATTCTTTTTTTGATCCCTTTGTTACAACACATGTCATCCCCTGCAAAGCATATGGATTCTTTTCCATTCAATTCATAGGACATAAAAGTGAAAACCATATTTGCCAAGGTGTTGAACAAAAAGGTCCCAAACTCACCAGTGAACCTCATCACAGCCAGATTGCCTAATCGACAGCCCAAGTTGAATTTTAGATCCAAGTAATCATCCAGAAGATCCTGCTTCCATCCCATATACTTTAAAAGCTCATACTCAAAAGCCAATATTAGGCAATCCTGGGAAGAATCAAAAGCTTCATAGTCACTCTCTAGGCAAGATTCGCTGAAGTCATTCCTGATGACCCATTCATTGAGGCAATCAAAATTTTTCTTTTGATGAATGTAGTAATTAGATGGCAAGCACTGACTTATTTTTTTTTCAATGTATCTAGTTGGAGCTGCAAATCTGTTCAAGACTATGTGGCTGAAACATGCTAAAGTTTGTCCCGCCTTTGCATCACAAAATCTTTTTTCGTACTTTGTACAAAGCTGAGTTTTCATAAAGAGGAAAACATCGTTTAATTTCCAGTCTGGTTCTGACCTGGATGAGTGAGACTTTATGGTGTTAGAGGTTTTCGACACTTTCTTTTCAATATATTCATTGACACTCATTTGCATGAGTTCATGATTATAGCTGTTGTCCAAATTGATTTTGCTAAGAAAGACGTCAAACATCTCGGATCCAAGGTGTCTAACTTTTTCAAACTTTTCCCTTTCAACATGTGGACTGGAAAACTTTAATCTTTTCTTTACAGCAGCAAAAAAAGTGAGAGAATCTTGATTGGAATGTTTTGGAAATATGGCCTGGAATCTCTCTGGCTGGCTAAGAAGATATCCTGGTTCACCTTTCTTCCAAAAATCTGGAAACTGCTCACTCATTGATCCATCTCCGATGAATTCTCTGTATTCCCTGTTCCTAATCATTGATGAAACATAACATATGTGGTTTTCTATCGACTCAATTGGTAGATGAATTTTTGGAGTAGGTAGCTCAATGTTAGCCTCTTTGTATTCAACATCAATAGGAAACCCTTCATCCAATGATGGAATTATAGATTTCAAAAAAGGATCACCTTCAAGTTTGTTTTCCACATCTGACTGGGATAAACATAGTCTTTCCACCTTTATTAGTTTTGGATCCTTGTCAGTTTTGAATTTCTGAGCATGTATGTCGAATTCCATGCCTAGTATCATTGACGCCACAGGGGTGCCCTTGACTCTATTTAAGAAATCATCAATTGAATCAAAACCATTCAGTGCAAAATGAACTGCACATGTAGATCTGCTCATTGCCACGTTCCACATATATACTGAACAATTTATGGATGGAGGTGATAAAACTATTATAACCTGCTCCATTGTCAGCCCTTGTGATTCTCCATAGGTTTTGGCACCCAATTCTCTGAACCTCACTTGTTCATCATGAGAGGCCACCAAAACTTGTGCATCAGGTATGGCTTTCTTGGCGACGAACACATTTAGGAACCTCCTGGTAGTCTTAGACTCAGTTTCTCCAAAGAATTTGACTCCAGGTTTGTAGTGATGGTTCTTTGCCATTCTTAGGCTATAATTCAGATAGATAATCTCTTCTTGCTCCATTACAAAGTCGATCTCATCTGAATGTTCTAGCAATCTAGTGTCAGAGTCATTGAAGTACCTACACTGCAGGTGGTCTCCAATTAGAACTAATCTAGATTCTGTTCTATTCAAAAATTTCAGAAAATTTCTCTTGGAAAGTCTGACATTCTGTGATATCTCCTCTGTCTTTATTCTAACAATCAGTGATAAGAGTGATATATACCCAGGTGGTAATAGACCAATCTCATCAATGACCACTAACTCATCATTTGAGTAGGACACAGTTAAGGCCTTTTCATATGTCATCATTCGTATGTGTTTGTTATTGCACTTTATCTTTGATGACCAATCTTTCAAAAGCTCATTTCTCGGACTTATTATGGTAGCTCTTCCACCATTCTTGAAATTGTCATTTATGTAATTCTGTATGTTTCTACTTTTACCTGAGCCAGCAAAGCCAAAAAAACCGTAAACAGGTTCATGTAATGATTCAATCTGGTTTTCAAATTTGAAATCATCATTAAAAAAAAAAGACATGAATTCCAAAATTCTATTTTTATACTTTGTGCTGTCAGTTTCTTTGGTTTTCTTGTTTAGAACATTGAAAAGCACACCAGTACTCCCTTTGCATAGGCTGCGATACAGCTTGGTGGCTCTCTCTTTTTGGTACAAATTCTTCCTTATGTAGCTTACTCCAGGTAAATTGAGAAAGTTAGCCTTTTCATTCAAAGTCCAATTCATAACACTTTTGCTTTCAGCAGCCATGCAGTGATTGCTTGACAATACCAAAGTATGAGAATTGGATTCTGAATAGATAACAGTTGAACCTGATTGGTTTATAAGATTAAAGCTTAGCCCCAAATAATCAACCATTTCAACCAATTCCTCTTCTAACAAACCATTGTCGTCTATCAACAATTTTAAGAATTTTGAACCTTTGAGTTTGTCAAGTAAAACCATGAAATCCCAACTCATGGCGTTCATGATAGATTCAAAACAACATTTGTTGCTCAAGTTGCAGAAGATCCTTTCATCAATCACATCAGAATCACATTTCCTGTTCTCAACATGGCTGCTTGAGCTAGCATTGCATGAGTGATTCTCATCTTTTATTTCATCTGAAAAAGACTTGCATTCAAAGAGTGATAAGGCCAGGTCCTTTAGCTTATGCTGCTCCGTGTAAGTTAGTTCAGAATCCAAATTCTCTGAAATTGAATTGTCAATTTGACTGTGCATAACATAGCAGGCCGTTATGATGTATATGACAATATCAATTTGATTCCTTTTGGACTTATCCACAAACACTATCTCCACGCCATATTGCCCAAAAATACTTTGAGTTTTAAGGCTCTTTGTTATGATGAATCCATAATTATTCCTCAGTAATGAAGAATTCCTCATAGATCTTTTCATTGAATCAATCTTGTACCTAGGATCTCTACTCAAAATGACTTTCATGGAATTCATGTGAGCTTTGTGGTTCTCTGGACTTAGACCATTCAAGAAATTACCTAGATTCGACTCGAAGATAGAGCTTTGAATACTATTATTTATGGTTGGTCCATCAAAAACTAAAATATCATTGAGACCCCTCCTTCCGCTGTATTCACTTGAACCCCGTTGGAAAAGAAATTCACTTCTGCTTTTGTTGTTTAGTAATCCCTTTTGCACTCCATTATTATTGTCCAGCAGGGCATCCAATTCCTTTCTTAATGAGACATTTTCTTTTGGTACAAATGAACTGAAATCATAAGGAACAGTGTCCAGTTTGATACTAAGCGAATTGAGATTGAGCAGTAGATCAAGATTCTCCTTCGCTTTATAATCTTTCCTAAAGAAATATGATTGCACAGCTTTAGGTAATAAGTCCACAATGTAATTGACTAAAGCATCTGCCCAACCTTTTTCCCAAATGCTCTTGCAGCCATCTTTCAACATTGAATCCACCATTCCCTCAACAAAAAGCATTTCCTCTATAGAGAAATCATCTTCGCTCATCATCCTAAGTTTTGCAATGGCAGATTCTCTGTCTGGTTTCTTGAGTGACTTGATATAACTCACAATTTTCCTCAAAAAACCTGATCTAAGCACGAGATTCAATCTCTTTATAAGATGCCTTTCCTCGAAAGAATGTGGCAAATCTATTATACTAAAATCATCAAAGAACCTCTTTGACTCCACCACTCTATCTTGCTTGGTCAAAAGTATCAAATGAAATGGTCCTATGCTTCTTAAAAGAGTGAGGCTGTAGACCCCTTTTGAAGATGTGAATTTTGACATTCTCAACCACCATCCTGCACTCTTTGGCTGTTCGTAACCTTCAGACTTGTTTCCATCAGGGAAAAAGAAAATCTTGTCACCATTTATTTCAAAGTCATATAAAAAAGGCAAATGTGACGACTCTTTGCCCTTCTCCACTTCCATTGGGTGTATGACAGTGGCCACCATTGAATCTGGTTCAACTCTGCTTATGAAATTTTCCAGCATAGCAGGATCCCAGTAATGACATTCATCATGCACAAAGAAGAAACCGTTTTTTCCAACTTTTTCGCTTATTTCACCAAATGTGCTATATAGCAATTCCTTTTCGGAGCTATTTTGATACCTTAACTTGTCTTTTGCACAGCACATTCTATTGAAAGACATTATTTTTTCATAGAAATTGTTGTCTTTCCCTTCAATAGAATGTATTTTCTTAATTGCGTTGAGTTTGCCACCCCTTAGGGATAGAAAATTAACACTTTCTTCTTTCTTTAAATTTCTAATATAATGACCAACCTCATAATAAAGTAGCCAATTTTCTATTGTTTTACAGGCTGGGTGCGAGTGATGCCTCCATGAGTAAGGTGATAGATACACACCTTTATCAGCCAGGAATTTTTTTTGCTCCTTATTTAAACTAAAGTTCAGAAACCTTCCGTATGTTTCTTCCTCATGTTGAAGGATATCAACTTGATTAACAGCCAAATTTTCTGTCAACCTAGATGGTAATTGATTAATCAAACTTTCGATCGGCGTACGGTAAACCAAAGACATTTCGTTTACGGGACGCCGGATAAGAGGCAAATACTATATCCG